GACGGCGTGCCCTACGACGCGTGGATTGCTCGCGGTCTTATGCGCACATGTGAAACGCCAATCATGGACAAGCGCGACGTTCTGGATTGGGTGGCTGAGGTTCAGGACAAGTACGGCATCTATGCCGTCTCTTGCGGCTACGACCCGTGGCACATGCGCGACGTACCGACCGTGGAAGCATACGAAGACTATTTCGGCGCTGACAACCTGCAAAAGGTCATTCAGGGCGCGCAAACGCTGTCAATGCCGATGAAGGAGCTTCGAGCGCTCTACAAGGAAGGTCGCATCGTGGACAACGCCAACCCGATTGCCGAATGGTGCCGCTCGAACGTCGCCATTCGAACCGACGTGAACGGAAACATTCAGCCGGACAAGAAGAACCAAGACCCGCGCAACCGCATAGACGCGTGGGCGGCTGAGTGCGACGCGTTCATTGCGATGAAGAACATTGCGGACGATTACCGCGCGAT